GATCGTCCTCTTTTTAGTGGAGGAATACAAATGCTAAAGATTATGGGACAGGCTGCAGCTACCGTAACGCAGATGCAGACCTATATCAAAAAAGTTAATCCAAAGGCGCCCGATTCGGTTATCAAGATGATTCCGTTGTACATTTCTGAAGGAGCAATCGAGGGAGTAAGAGGTGACATTGCCTTTGCTCAGAGCTGTCTGGAAACAGGCAACTTCACATTCTCAGAGTCAGCAGTTACCCTGGACCAGAATAATTTCTGTGGAATGGGAGTGACCAAGAATGGAGTAAAAGGCAACAGTTTCAAGACCCCAGCCGAAGGCATCCGGGCACAGATTCAGCACCTGCAGGCATACGCATCTACCAGCCGTCTGAAACAGACTGTTGTAGATCCACGATACACATATGTGACCAGGGGATGTGCAGAGTATGTCGAGTACTTGGGAATCCAGGAGAACCCTAAACACCAGGGATGGGCTGCCGGAAAAGATTATGGAAAGAAAATCATTGCTATTCTGGATAGCATCTTATCAGTTACAAGTGAACAGGAAGTTACAGAAAAGGAGAACACAATGAATATCAACACAAGTTTAATCAGTAACAATAACAGCTACGCAGGTCAGACTCCAAAATACATTGTAATTCATAACACAGACAATTATTCTAAGGGAGCCAATGCAAAGGCACATGCTAAAGCTCAGCATGATGGCAATTTCAAGGGCTATTCCGCCCATGTATTTGTTGATGACGCAGGAGCATACCAGGCCCTTCCGTATGACAGAGGCGCTTGGCACGTTGGAGTCAACTATGGCGGCCGTCTGTTCGGAACAGTAAATAAGCATAATTCTATCGGAATCGAAATGTGTGTACAGTCTGGTTACAATTACGAAAAGGCATTCCAGAACACAGTGGCAGTGTGCAAGCAGATCATGAAGCGGTTCAACATTCCAGCCGAAAGAGTGCTGCAGCATTATGACGTATGTGCCAAGAATTGCCCGTCTGCGATTCGAGCTAAAGGTGATTGGAACCGGTTTAAGCAGCTGATCGGAGCCGAGACTACAGCCGTAACTGTAGATAAATATTATCGTACAAGAAAGACATGGGAAGACAGCAAAAGCCAGATTGGAGCATACAAGATTCTGGAAAATGCCAAGAAAGAATGGTATACAATCTACGACTGGAACGGAAAAGCAGTATATCCGGAGAATCAGACTAAACAGAAAGCAGATCTTACTGCAGAGCTGAAAGTTCAGCTCCCTGTTATCCAAGAAGGTTCCACTGGGGCAGCAGTTCTTGCTCTGCAGGCGGTACTTAAAACATCTGTTAATGGAGTGTTCGGAAGTAGTACAAAAGAATCATTGAAGAACTTCCAGAAGAATGTGAAACTTGATGTAGATGGATGCTGTGGAAAGAATACCTGGAGTAAGATCGTAGATCATATGAAAGAGAATACTTTCAAGTCTTAATATAATAAGAAGAAATCCCGGCAGGTACCCACTGCCGGGAAGATATTGTATCATCATTTCGTGTGAACTTTCGTGAGAACCAGTAAGCATTTTTCATGTTTTTGCTCACTTTATACAGTAATTGAGAACATAATAAAAACATTGATTTTATAAGGGTTTCCAGACTTTCCTTGTATTTACTGGTGTTTGCAAAATTCTTCAAAAATCGGTTCGAGTCCGGCCAGCGGCATTTAACTTAGGCTCTCTGATAATCAGAGAGCTTTTTTTGATTATCAACATTGTAGCTTTTTTATGAAAAGTTTATAAAATTTCATAGAATGGACATTGAATCTTGGAAAGAAAAATGATATGGTACATGACATAAATGATTTTGAAAGAATCCGGAGATACTAAATACCGGGACTTTCGAAGATTTGGAGGACAAAAGATAAATGAAGTTTGGGAACAAAAAACCAGAGAAAATACCTATGTATGTATATTATATCATTGCAGGTGTTATCATCGTTCTTCTGAATATGCTGGTTGTTCCGGCCGTACAGGAACGAAGCGTGCAGAAGACGGACTATTCTACGTTTATTGAAAATGTTGAAGATGGGAATGTAACAAAGGCTACAGTAGAAGAAAATTATATATATTATGAGATGAAAGACAGTAATTCCGGGAATATGGTTCTGTGTAAAACTGTCAAGATGGATGACTCTGATCTGGTTAATCGCCTGTTGGATGCAGGGGTAACAATGGATGAAGTTCTTCCGGAAAGTCCTTCTATACTGATGACACTGCTTCTCAGCTATGTAGTACCAATCGTGATCTTTATTTT